TTATACCAAAAAACCCGCATTTTGTGCGGGTTTTGTTCGGTTTTTTCTAGGCGGACGCCGATTGCGCGGCAGACAGATAAGTTCGGCAGTAGGTCTTCTTGGTAGAGCCTGCTGGGGTGAACTTGTATGCCTTGATAGACACGGGGAAAGAGAGCGGATCGGAGTTGTTGTAGGTGTGGTCGCCAGAGCGGTCAACAAACTGAGCATCTCCGAAGATTTGACGCTTAACTCTTGGGCTGGTCGAGCCGTTGTTTTGAATCGTATCAACGACCAAAACGCCTCTCGGTAGAGGCTCGCCGGTGTCATCCCACGCCATTGAGCCATCGCCGTTGACGGTCACGTTGGCAGCACCGTAGCAGAACTGTAAGACCGCCACTCTTGAGGTTTCCATAAGAGCGAGCGAGACAGTTTTACCATAGCCAGTGTGAGAACGTCCGACGGTTTCTGGCCCCCAAGCCTTGATGTCGTCGCCTTCTTCTTCGGTGCTAACAGTTACGCCGTCCTCAGTTACATAGCCAAGGTTGACGAAAGCGTTATCGAGCTCCGCGTCTGCGCTTGTTGGCAAAGTTGTTCCTGCTGGAGCGAAGAAGACCGCGCCACCTTCTTTCGGAAGTCCAATCGTGATGTTGGATTTATCGTTTTCCACAGTAGATTTCCTTATTTAAGTTTAATAATAGGCTTGAGAGTTCCCCGCCCAAACTCTCAAGCCTTGGTGCCTAAGCGGAGCCAGCGGAAGCCGTAACCACGGCAAGCGCATCTGGGTTGGCGATACCAAAGCCGACGATGACTTCGTAGCGAAGTGCGACTTGGTTGTGGCGTTTGAGGTCGCCTTGTCCGTCTGGATCGCCGTAGCGGATGAGTTCGACTGGCATTTCGGCAGCGATACCCCACTTAATGGCGTCGTAATCGCCAACGACGAGCTGGACACCGTTGAACTCGCCAACTTCCTTGGAAGCGGCGGCGCGAAGTCCTTCGAAAGCTTCCACGTTGAGACCAAACTTGCCAAGAGATGGATACTCTTGAGTTCCGGCGTTAGTGGTAAGACCTGCGAGTTTGCTAGAGGCTTTATTGCTAAAGCCGATGGCGTTAGCGTCGCTGACGGAGCCAATGGCGGTCTTGAGCGCGACGTTGATGTCGGCAGCGGAATCAGAATCCGCCGGAACGACGATGGAAGAGCCGGGCTTCAAGATATAATCTTGAATAGACGTGGCTTGCTCTCCGGTCAACGGGTTGATACCGTGGATGATGAGAGTATCGAGATCTTTCAAGAAGTCGCTACCCATCCACTTGCGTGCGAGAGTATCAACGACGCGAAGTTGCTTAGTCTCGTCGAAGATGAGGAACTCTTCGCTCATACGCTCGGTGTATTGAAGTTTGACAGTGCGGACGTGGCGGAGAGGAATGTTGGTCGGGGTTTTAGATTTTGCTGCACCCTCGCCAACAACTTCACCCTTAGTGCGACCGGAGAGGTCGAAGAAAGAGGTGTCGCCAAGTTGGACTTGCGGCAAGCGGTTGGTCAATTTATAAATGACACCCGGATTCATCTTGCCTACAAAAGTTTGGTCGCTGAATTGCTTGGCAATATCAACGATTGCAAATGGAGATTCCATTGTAAGTTTCCTTTCGATTATTCGTTAGTCTTGCCAACAAGCTTAACGAATCCACTCCCTTCTGGCGGATTAGTCGTCTTTTTTTCGGGGAAGGTCGTGCTTGTCGTTTGTGATCCGAAGTTCGATTTGAGCGCGTCTGCTTTAGCCCTCATTTCTTCATCGGTTCCGTTTCCCAAGAACTCCTCTACGTCCGGCTTAAAACCATACTCAGCGGCAATGGTTTTTCTGCGAATGCGCATTTCTGCGTCCTTCCAGCCTTTAGTAGCCTCATCAAGTTTGGTCTTCGTTTCGGCTTCGACTTCTGCGCGGATTTTGTCGGTCGTTTCCTTCCGAATCTGCTCCTCAAGTTCCGGTCGGATTTTCTCAAGCTCTTTTTCCTTAGCGATTGCCAATTTTTTCGCTACGATTTTATCCGATTTTTCCTTAAAAAGTTCTTCAATCTGCGCCGGTGTTGCCTCAATGACCTCGCCTGCGTCGTTCTTTGTGTAAAACTGCATCCTTTTTTACCTCCGTGAAAGTTATAACGTTACCTACATTATAGAACAAAAACCGAACAAAAACAATACAAAAACCGAACAAATGTAGTAAAATAGACTTGGGGGAACACCATAAACTCCAAAATCTAAAACAAATAAAACCAAAAATCTCCCCGCCTCGCAGGGGGAGATTTTTTAGAGTTGGCTCGTGGTTTGTTTTTCTACTACCGAATTGATGACGCGGTCAATATCTTCAGAGTCAAGACCAAGCGTCCGCCAAAGTCGCCTAGAGAGCAGGATGCCGGGGGCTTTTTCCGCCATCTTGAAGACGCTGTCGCCAACTTTGGCTACGTCAGCACGGTAAATTGGCTTAAACACCGGCACTGTGGCTTCATATTTGGCTTGCAGATTCGGATCAATGCTCGTGAGGTTGTTATCTACCATATAGAGCGTTAAGCAGAAGTATTTGAGTTGTTCGCCAAGTTCCTCGTGCCACTTGATAATTTCATCGCGAAGGTCGTCCGAGATAATCTCCAAAGATTCCGGGTTTTGCGGAGCGTTTGATTGCTCGCCAAGATTTGATGGCATCAGTTTCGTTGTCGCGCAAAAACTGTTTTTGGCGATTTCGATGGTCTCTTTGAACGGCTGCATTGAGTGCTGCGCGAACTCGCCGATTTTAGGGATTTCTCCGTCGGAATTCGGGCCAATTACGACAGTGTCGCCAGTTTGCCCCTCAACCCTCTGAATCTCCGTATCCGCATCGACGCCAAGCAGCGCGTCGACTTTCACGTTGTAATAATAAGCCGCAATCATCGCTTGGCGGAGCGTGCGAGAGGCGTCGATAATCGCGTCTCTTGCCGCGTGGTTTAGCACCGATCTGCCCATCGGGTGTTTAGTCGTCGAGCGATAGGTAAATAGTCCCATCAGCGGTCGTCCGGTTTGGTTTGCAATCTCCTTTTCGGCTTGATTTTCGAGTTTGATACGAGTGCGCGTTTTTTCGTAAATCACATAACTTTTTGGGGTGTCGTCTACGCTTGGCGCAACTCCAGACTCTTTCTTCTCGTCAGAGAACGCCGCCGCGCCAAAACTCAAGTTCTGTTCCTCCCAATCGAATACGCCGGAGGCTTCTTGCGCCGTGAACGGAAGCACGCGCTTGCCGACTAACCCCATAAAGCCACAGCCGGCCACCAAGATGTCCTCTTTGATTTTAGCGAGGGCTTCGTAAACGTGATATTTCTTCGCGATTTCCGTGAGACCGAGTTCATCGTTTTCAAAACAATCGAAGGTCGTCTTGTTGCCTCGCACTTCAATCGCTCTCGATCCCCAGCCTACTCTTGATTTCGGGATTAGTTTTGCCATCTTCCCGCGAGAGAAGTCTTCAAAATCATAAGTCCCTTCATAAAACTCATATTTCTTTTTTGGAAGCTGACGCTTGCTATTGATTTCTTTCCAATTCATCCGCGAATCCCCCTCATCAAGCCAATTTTACGTTTGCCGCTAATACTTGAAAATCCAAGCAGCTCAAGTTCTTTTTGCTCGAAGTATGCTTTTTGAAGCGCATTGGCACCGAAGTTGACCGTTTCGGCGTAGGGCGTAGCACTCTGGGCGTAAGAGACCGCGTCTGGAGCTTCAACTCTGCGAGAAAGTGCCCGCATCACAGCATTTGCAACTACCATCTTGACAGTATCGGTATAAACTGCTTTGCCGCCGTTTTTGTCGAGTAATAAACGCGCGTCGAGATTAACGCCGTTATTCCGCGCGATTAACCTCAAATAACTTGAGACAAAGGTAATCCACTTCTGCGCTTTTGTCTTGTCTGCCTCCACGTCAAGTTCAACACCAAGGGCTTCGAGGTCGCTAAGTTCAATCAAATCCTTTGTTTTAGCCATACTTGCCTTTCGGAGTTTAACCGCATATTAACCGCAAGCGTGGCGTGCTTTGTTATTTTTATTATACCAGAAAAATTATTTCTTTGCCGGTTTTTCTTTTGGAGTAGCGGGCTTTTCGGTCTTCTCCTCTGTTTTCTCGGTTTTCGGCTTCGTCTCCGCTGATTTTTCGCCCTCCGGTTTTTTCGTCTCTTCTGGTTTTTGAGCAGCGGGCTTTTTACCGGTTGCCGGCTTAACTATTTCAAATGCATTTTCTGGGAACTTAACCCCGTCGAGCACTTCAGTAATTTTTCCGGTTTGCTTGTTTTTTAGTAACATTTTAGTAAATCCTTTCTGCGATGCAATATCTATCCCATCGCGTTGGTTTATTCTTTTCCATCGATTCGGCCTTTATGGTCGTTCCGATAACGTGATATGAGTGTCCCTCCAAATTAACCCACGCTCCCTCTACTTCGCCCTTGAACTTTTTGGGGAGGTGAATGAGGATTTCCGGTCGTCTGGTTGTCGGAGAGCCGTTTTGAGCAATCAGACAATCCTCGACAGAAATCTTGGGCGTAATAGTTCCGTCGGCGTTTGGTTTGTTGATGAAATCAATCGTTGTGCCTCGCATTTTTACTCCTTAACTTTGATAAAATTAGTTGAAGTTTCCCCCGCCTCAATTCTTCGTAATCTGTCATCCCACCCTACTGTCTGACCGTTTTGGTCGATAAACTTTGACGCCTTGCTCGCTTTTGTATAATTCCTTACTACCCCATTTCTTGAGTTATAGCCAGATACAACGATACGACAATCGCAATCATCGTGCCTTGCGAAAACCTCCGAATCGGGGTTGACATAATGCCCAGCAAGTTTTTGACACCAATCGCAGGTTTCGCCAACGATGCTTCGATCGACGGTGGGATGTTTTTGAAGAGAATTGGCGTTTTTAACCGCTACGTCTGCCGCTCTGCCAACTAAAGTGTCGAAAAACTCCTGCACGATTCTTTGGTCGTCGAGTTCAAAAGCCGAATCGCGCACCACTCGCTGCGCTAGGGTTGCGATTTGGTCATTTTCGTCGACTATAACCGTTGAATGAATCGCCGCCGAATCGACGAGAAAGCTGATGTCGCCGTAAAGTTTATCTGTAAACGGCACCGCAATTTCTCCGAGCAGGCTAGCGATAATCGTCTTTTTTCGTTCCGGGGAAATTGACCAGCCTATCACTCTCTTGATGAGTCCATAGGCTTCTGCCGCCACATCCTCCGCTACTTCATAAAAGTCCATTCGAGAATGCCTTTCTGAATTGCTTTGATACCGTTTTTGACCTCCGAAGCCTGTTCCTCGGTGAGTTCCGCGAACTTGGCGTCCGGCATCGCCTCTAACTCGTCAATCCGCCGCGAAGCCCAATTCTGCGGGAAGCCTTCTTTTTCTGGAAAACGCACGCCTTTCTGATTCGCTAAATCCGATAGATAATCGCGGGTTTTTCCTGTCATAACCCCTATTATACCATATTTTCCCGAACATTTCCCGAACACCGTTTTTTTTCTCGCGTGAGATTTTACCCA